CTGTGCGGACACGGTAAGGATAGGGTTAGTGACGGTGGCCCAATCCGCGAGCGTGGTGGGCGCGTTGCAGGAGAACACCAACTGCGGCGTGTAAATTTGCACCGGGCCTTGACCAAGCGATGTGTCGAGTGTGGGCACGCCGATGATGGCGGTGATGTCGCCAACGTTGCCTGGCACGTAGAAGACCTTGTTGCTGGCGAGATAAGTGTTCTCGGTGACGTGCAGCACCGCGTCACGGAACTGATATGCGGCTGTACCGGATGCACCGCCCACGGCATCTCCCGCGAGGAACGTGCGCCCGTCAGGACCAGCCTGCCACACGCGCCCCATCCAATACGTGCCCATGCGAGCAATCGGAAGCTCAGGATTCACGCCCACGAGAATTGAGCGTCGGGACGTTGCGCCGTCGAAGAAGATGGGCACGGACTGGCCGTCGTTAATTATCATCCACTTCTCGGCTTGCCAAAGCCACGCTTGAGTGCGCGATGCCGGATTAACGTCCCAAAAAGTGAGAACGGCACCAGCGGCCACGAGCGGGCCTGGGTCATCAACGTTTTCCACGGTGAGCACGGTTGCTGAATCTACGGACGCGATGATGTAGTTGTATGGCCCGATCTTGATTTCATAATTCGCCGCGAGATTGACCGTCGAGAGAACCTGAATCGTCACCGTAGCGCCCTGCGCCGGCACAGCGAATCCGACCTGAACGATGGTGTTATGTGCGATGGTGATTTCGCGCACCGTTGCGGTCTTTCCGTTGGGCGTGAACTGGAACAGACGCCCGCCGATAGACGCAATCAAAGAACCAGTGCCATCGTCAGCGCGGTAAAAGGCGCTACCTTGGAATCGCCCGGATTCAACGCGCTCTTGAAGCACGCCATCACCGCCGTAATCCAAGGCGAGGCGACGATTCGGTTGACGGGGATGAGCGTAGCCACCCCGCACCGTGGCATTGGTGGCGTAGGCGAGAGTATCGTGCGGAAGCTGACTGGGCAAAAGCCCGCTGTTCATGCCCGAAGGAAACGGGCCGATGCTGTCGTAGAGCCAGTTGGGCTTATCGGCCATTACAAATGTCGTCGTTTGGGTTTTGGTAAACCGAGCCAGCGATGCACTAACAAAAGACTTTTAGGACCGAAGTCTCGCAGTTTTAGAAGTGCGTAAGGATGACTGTGAATAAGTCGAAGAACATCTTCACGATTATTCAGACCTGCATTTATTAACCCATTCGCGATGCGAACTCGCAGCCCGAAAAAAGGACCGCACTTCATTACCGATTGATTTGGTTTGGCCATTATGCGTGCAGGTAAGTGGCGATGATGTTGGCTTCAACGATAGTGAGCGGGTCGGCGCTCGAATCGACACCAATCACGGCCATCATTCGGATTACGTCGGTGACGCCAGCGGTGACGTATTGGACGGCGGGAAACGCCATGATCATCGCGGTGTGATCGGCGGTGGTGACAATGGCCGTCTTGAAGGCGTTCTGTGAATTGGCCACGTCAACTGTGCCTGCCACCTTCTGGAGCTTGAGCGTAACGGTCTGCTCGGCGGCGAAGGTGCTGTTGGTGTAATCCACTCGCGCGCGGGCTTGAAGCAACCACGTGCCAGCGGTGGTCAGTGTGATTTGCAGAGCGCCGCTTGTGCCAAATGTGACGACGGCAGAAGACGTGGTGATGGCGTAGGCCGCGCCGACGCCGTAAGCGGAGATGGCGTCAACAGCAGGCAGCGACGGCGCGGCAGGCTGCCACCCGGACGGCGTTACTATCGCCCCCGCAGTGATGGTGTTGCCTGCATTGACGTTCGCTTCCCAAGCCGGCGATACAACGCTGACGTGCGTGCCGTCGATGATGGCATCAACGAGGAAGAACAGGCCACCGGGCATGAACAGCGGCTCGCCCACGGCCATCCATGAGGTGTCAGCGACTTCGACCGTGACGGGTGTCGTGCCGTCGGCGGGCGGGATGACGAAATCGTCGGTCGTGACGGTGAAGGCGCTCGTGCCGTTCTGGCCGTCGGCGCCGTCGGTGCCCGCTGGACCCTCCGCGCCGGGCACGTTCACAATTTCTGTCTCGGGACACGGGCACGGGGTGCAGCACGATTCAATTCCAATCATAAAAGTCTTTCTCAATCCCGGTATTCCGGGGTTGCTCTCTTATCCGTCTTAAAGCACCGTTAGTCAATGGCACAAGCGACCTTCGAGAAATACGGCTTCGATTGGAACGTAGGCACGGACGCGCTGGAGATCGAGATGTACATGATCCGCGAGAGCAAAAACCTGTTCCACCATTACCGCGAACTTCACCGATTACTATGGGCAGACCACGCCGAGCACAAATGGACCGATCTTGTCATCAAGGAATTCACTGATCTCATCGAGAAACGCAAACGCGGCATGGTTGGGCTGATTGGTCCCGCAAGCACCGGAAAAACTTTCAGCGCGATCAAATTTGCGCTATCGCATTATTTTGTTTACCCGGAAGAAACCGCGGTGCTTATCACGACGACAACAATACAAAAGCTGGACTTGGGCATATTTGGTGAAGCGAAGAAACTGTTCACGCAAGCGCGAGACCAGTGGGAAGGAGTGCCAGGTGTGGTGTTGGATTATAAGCGGTGCATCACAACAGATTCCGACGTTCGAGACATACGTAAGGGCATCATCGGGATTGCATGCTATAAAGGCGACCAGTGGATTGGTATTGGTCCATTTGTAGGAATCAAGAACAAATACGTATTCCTCATCGCAGACGAGGCCAGTCTATGCGACATCAGCTACCTTCGAGCGACGGCGAACTTGGGACAAAACGAACATTTCTATTTCGTACCCATCGGCAACCCTGTCAATGGAGAGCATACTCCACTTGGGCAGGCATGCGAACCGGACGGGGGTTGGGCAAGCGTCAAAGACATCATAGTGACAACGGTGTGGGACGCGAAATATCCAAAAGGAAGGTGTATCAACTTCGTCGGCACTGATTCACCGAATTTCAACACACAAGGAATCAAATATCCTTTCCTGATCGACCAAGAGCGAATAAACGACACGCTCAAGTTCTACGGACCTCATTCCGAGGAATTTAATGCAATGTGCATCGGGGTCATGCGCCCAGGCGAGGATTCGCAGCGCGTTTTGACCAAGCAACTGTGCGAGATCCACAAGGCATTCGATAAAGCGATGTGGAAAGGCGTGAAACGCATCAAGATTTATGCGATTGACGCCGCGTACGGCGGGGACCGATGCGTGGGCGGCTGGATTGAGTTCGGAGAGGATGCCGATGGTCGCCAAATCGTGCGCGTTGAGCATCCGCATGTCATCAAGGTCGGCATGAAACGCGGCGCGGAACCGGAGGACGAGATCGCGGCGCAGGTTCAAGCCGATTGCTTGGCTGAAGGCATCCCGGTTGAGAACATATTCTACGATTCAACTGGGCGCGGCACGCTCGGGGCCGCGTTTGCCCGTGTGTTCGGGAATATCATCCCGGTTCCGGTCGAGTTCGGTGGTCGCCCAAGCACGAGGCCAGTGCGCCTGGACCTTTACATCGTGGATCAACAGACCGGACAGCGCCGATTAAAGCGGTGCGATGAAGAATACGGCAAGCGCGTCACGGAATTTTGGTTTTCAGTGCGTTGGTTGGTCGAGAGCGAACAGCTTCGAGAGCTTCCAGAGAGTGTCGCCAAGGAATTCTACATGCGCGAGTGGGGCTACGTGGCAGGCAGCAAACGCGACGTTGAACCGAAGGATAAAACCAAGCAACGCATTGGGCGCAGCCCCGACGAAGCTGATTGGTTGGCCACGGCAATCGAAGGCGCGCGCCAGCGCGGGTTGCAGATCCAGAAACTCGGCGCAGACAAGTTCACTGAGTCCGGTCCCTCGTGGTTGGCCGATCTAAACGCCAAGCACCAAAAGATGATGGCCGAGAAGCGCCTGAAATATGCCGCTTGATAAATGCTCGCAAAGGAAGGATAAGGCATTGTGCCTCTTAGGAATTTCAACACGGTGCCACCAGGCGGGTGGCGCTACACACAAACGGCACCCAACGGCACGGTGAAATCCTGGGCGTCGATGAACGATGCGTGGAGCGTGGCTAAAGAGATTGCGGACTTCCGCACCGGCAACGGGTTGGCTAGAGCAACACCCAAGGAAGCGTTACACGACATCGAGGAAGCTACCTGCCAACGATTGCATGACGATCCGAACTGGTGTGTCCCTGCTCAAAAAAAAACAATGGTCCGGGCAGCAATCGACCGCCTGTCAAACAGTGTAAAGGCTGTGGGAAGAGGAAAAAGAATCCTCGTTGACTGGCTTGGCACAGGCGCAAAACCAGTCACCATCGGAATCGCGCAACGACGAGCAAACGTCTGCTTTGACTGCGAGCATAATCGCGACGGTCATAGCTTCCTTCGACTGACCGCCGACACCGTGAGAGCTATCGCTGAACAGATGCACGAAAAAGAACAGTTGAAACTGCGCGTTCAAGACGAAGAAAAACTGCACGCCTGCGAAATTTGTCTATGCCCTCTGCCTCTAAAAGTGCATGTGCCATTGAAAACGATTCTCGAACACACTGACGAAGAAACATTGAACGCATTCCCAAATCATTGCTGGATAGTTACCGAACAACCCACCCAAACCGTATGACCCAATCCCTGCTGGTAGCCCTTCCATGTCACCTTGGCGACTTCGACCAAGCCGAATCGTTGATGAAATGGATGATTGAGCTTGGCCCGATGCGCGAGCACAACCTGTTGCTCTCCGCTGACGGCGAAGTGCCGCAAGAACGCGTGAAGGCGTTGCTGGACGTGGCCCGGCCGCATTTCAACAGCGTCGTGGCCATGATCGTGCAAACCGGAATCAAAGGCTGGCCCGCCGCCGCCAACCTCATGTTCCGGGCGACAGCAAGGCAGATTTGGGACCGTTACAAACTTCCGTGGCTTTGGCTAGAACCGGACGCAGTACCGTTACGCGAGGGTTGGCTGGACGCGATTGGGGAAGCGTATCAGCGCAGCCCTCGCCCGGTGCTCGGACACATCCTAGACGCTGAGCGACACATCGACGGATTGCCCGACCGATACGTGGCAGGCGTGGCCGTTTATCCGCAGGACTTGTTTGCGATTCTCTCGAAGCAATGGACCAATCCGATGTTCACCGGCCCCACCAAACCGAATCCAAAGCTCTCGATGGAACAACGGGCGCTGAACGTACGAGCGTGGGACATGGTATTCTCCGAAACACTGGTTCCTCGGGCGCACAACACGCCGCTCATTCAGCACTGGTGGGGAACAGAATACGGTATGGCCCCGAAATTCGTCACACTTCGCACCGAGGCTGATCCGGTGAACGCGGTGACACTCGATCTCGTTCGGAAAGAGGCGGTGCTGTTTCACCGAGTCAAAGACCTCGCGGGATTCTTGGCGCTCTGGCGAACGCGCCTTGAATATCAGAAGGCAGTCCTCGTGGATTCGATACGGCAACCGGGCGAATCCAGCGCGGCGATTGACAAGGCACTTGGCCCAACCATCAGCGCACCAAAACGTAAAGGAAACCCGAATTGGAGAAAGAAAGAACCTGAATTGGCCACCGCATGAGCGCTACTACGGAACGCAGAAAAGCGTACATACGGGCATGGATACAAGCGAACATAGAAAAAGTTCGCATGCAAGACGCCGCGAGAAAACGAGAGAAACGAAAAGATCCTTCTTTCCGAGCTAAACACAATGAATGTCAACGAAAATGCTGGCACAATCGCAGTGCAGCACAGAAGCAGAAAAATACGCAATATCACAAAGACTGGCTTGCCGCTCATCCAGACTATAAAACCCAACAACTTGCCAGAGTTCGTGCTTCATACGACCCAGTAAAAATGCGTGAAAAACGCGATACTCGAAGGCCAAAAATACGAGCCAGTCTCCGCGCTTATTATCGCAAGAACAAAGAGCGATTCTTTGCCGCTGCTCGAATACGCAGGGCGTTGAAAAAGGCCGCCGCCGTTAATCTCGCTGGCATCCAAGAATTCGTTCGCGCTGTTAAGGCAAAACCTTTCTCGATTTGTTATTACTGCCATGAACGAGTGCCACTGAAGCGAATCCATTTTGACCATATCATACCGCTCTCAAAGGGTGGCGCACACGCGGTTGAAAATTTGTGCGTGGCATGCAGCGCATGCAACTTGAGCAAAGGCGCAAAGCCAATGATTGAATGGGCTAGAACGTACGCCTCGCAACAACTTTTGAATCTATGAGTGCAACCGCGCAACGCGTGAATGATTTGGTGGCTGATATGAAAAGGGCGGACGAGATCCGTGCGCCCAATCGTGCCGTAATCCAACGTCAATTTAACGGGGAACCTCCTTATACTCCCGGTCAGGTGTCGGAAAATAAAATAGATGTAAACCTGAACACCAAGACCGGCACAAATCTTCTGCTTCAAGGGAATCGCCAATGGTGCAACGCCTTCACGAAGCCCGCTCGATATTTCCACGTCTCTCTTGAGGACGCTCCGGTGGACAAAGGGCCAGGCTGGTCAACGACCATCACCAAAGAGAGCAACAAAATCCTCAAGCGCAGCCGCCATTACTTCCATCAGGTGCGCTCGACGGGCGGTGGCGTGATGCTGACCGGCGTAGGGCCAAAGCTGTGGACCGCGTTCGACGATTGCTGGTGCCCGTACTTCGTCGCCATCGAAGATTTGCTGATACCGAGCGATACCGAGGTGACGATGGATATGGAACACTTCGCAGTGCGCCGCGGGATGAGTTATTGGAGCCTGTTCAGCAAGACGCTGAAGAAAGGCAAGAATATTGATCCCGGTTGGAACGTGAAAGTGGTAAAATCCATGCTGGCCTCAATCAAGGACCGGGAGACAACCGAACAGCAATGGGATTGGACCAATGCACCAGAGAAAGCCGCTGAACTCATCAAGCAAAACGCGACATATTGGAACAGCGACGCCATCCCGAAGATTTGGTTATGGGACTTTTACAGTCGCGACGACGAGACGGGCGACTGGAACTTGCAGATTATACCGGACGAAAATTGGACGGCGAGCTATGGCACAGCGAACGAACCGCTGGATTTCGTTTACAACAGCAAGAATCCGGTAGCAGATTCGCTCGACAAAATCCTGCACGTCCAATTCGGAGACGGAAATGTTAAACCCCCGTACTTTTACCACAGCATCCGGTCGCTCGCCTGGATGCTGTTCGACCTGTGCCAAGTGCAGGACATGACGTTGTGCCGATTCATCGGAAAAGTTTTCGAGGACATGATGCTGCTTTTAAGGGTGCAAGATCCTTCAGACAAGGCAGCGGTGGACAAGATTTATTTCGGACTGCGCTACGGCTTGCTACCTGAAGGAATCGGCTTCGTCAAACGTGAGGAGCGTTATCAGTTCGACCCACAGTTGAGCCAGTTACTCATGGCGCAGTTGAAGCAGCACA